CGGTCGGATTACCAGCCATTATGGAACATCCAATTTTGGATGACCGTCATGCTTGGGACCGATCTGCTCTCCCTTTTCGTTCAAACCGGTGCGGATACTTCCCATCCAAGTCCACGGGTTTTCCTGATTATTCTTGAACTTGACCTCTCCGTATTCCTGTCGCTCTTCCATCAATTCCGGCCTGTCCCACAAGTGTTCTACTTCAAATTCCACCTCTGACAACAGCGATTCTTCATACACTTGAAAGAACATGAACGGCATTCCCTTAGGAAACGTCACCGGAGTATTCTCTACCGTTATCTTCCAATTCATGTTCCACTCGTCAGGCCACCAATGAGTAGGAATACTGGCTGTTAAAGGAACCGCTCCATCCACAAAGTAATTAGGCGACCCCGAAATCCAAGTGCTATACCCCGGAGGGGTACCCATCGACCATCCAGTAGCAAACGACAAGATCCCTATAATGCTTGGAATCACTACCGCTCGTTCGTACTCCTGTCCATTGACCGTGTGAGTCATCGTCTCTCCGGACAACACCCGTGGAACCGTGTTGCCACCGTCCCATTGGACCACTACTTCCTGCTGAAGAACCATTTCCCAACCCTGCACATTCGCAGCGCCTAACGGCAAACACTTATATGCATGTTTGTTGTAAGTGCCATCCATCCAATCCCGCTTCAAACGGGATTGACGAATCTCAGGTGGGTTCTGATGATTCTTTCTAAGAACTACTTTCATGTCTTATCACCAATTCGCTTTAACTTGACAGTTCCAGAACCAAGAGCAACCAGCCGACCTTTGTTTTCCATACGGGTTGTAACAACAGCAGCACTCTTACTCAGGGATTCGATCGTTGAATAAGCGTCACAAATACCGTCCTCCACGCTCTTCAGATAGTCGATACTGAAATTAGAGGTCGCTACCCAAGTGCCAGCAGGAACAAAGGGGTAAACAACTAATGGCATAGCCGTGTCCACAAGGGAAGCCAAGCAAGCACCGTGTAGTTGTCCGGTAAACATTAAGTGCTCGTCTTTGACGAGGAACGCGCAATGACACACACCATGCACATCATCAATATCTACAATCGCGACCTCAAGCCAAGCAGCGACCCCAGCGGGGAACCCGTTTTCTCCAAACTTGGTCCCAACCATATTTTTAATAAATTCAGGATGTTGGACCTCAAACCGCGGATGCGAACTGGATTGGTTCGTCATGACGCTGGAAGTATCTGACCGCCCATGTCCCCGGTAGGCGGAAAGCCATGTCCGGAGGGAGGCGCATAGGTGGTTCCTTGTTGATCCTGATGATTGCGATCGTTGTAGTCGTACATCGTCACCGCTGAATACTTGGTGCCCTTCGTTACCGGTAAGGAGGCGTGGGCGTAAACGAATGTGGACGGATGCACGATCACATCGTTCTTCTCCGGCAGGAACTTGATGTCCTGATACGGCAACAGATACTCACCGCCGTCATAGTCATCGTTCAAATAGCCAATTGCCGAAACTGTTGCACTATAAGAAAATCCATGATCAGCATGAATCCCGAAGTGTTGACCTTCGTTGTACCTGACAAAGTTGGTTGCTTCCTCAAATTCCAAACTAAGGTTGTACAACCCCTGATAGTGAACCATGCACTCCCGTATTCCCGTGATTACTTCCCTGTAAATCTCTCCCGCTTCCTTGAAGGCAGGATCGCAAACCGGGAAGTCGCTCTCACGAAATTTGAAATCAGAACAATCTCGGTAGTCCGGCATCTCTTCCAGATCCCCCACTAATGCCTTCTTCCACGAAAAATATTCATGAGTACTGGCACCGATGCACTCTTCCAAGCGTTCGATAAAATTAGCGTCCTTCCGCCATACGTTCTTATATAACACGATTGCTGAGGCCGGATGTCCGCAATAACCTGCTATGTCCATAACTGCTCCTGTAATCCCGTAATCGTATAAAAAGATGGTGTTGTCCAACGAGTCCCACTCACAATCGGCTTGACGCCGTGGAGATAGTGGATGTCACCGGGATGTGCAACAGCCATGCCCGGTTCTATTTCTAGTTCTATGTCATGTTCGGGATAGTAAAACTGCCCGCCCTCAAAATCATTATTCCAATAGATAATAGAATTTATATCATAGGTAGGAAACGGGTTAGGTGATCCATCGTTCAACTGTTTGTCCGAATGCGGGGACTGCTCGTTGCCGGGAAGCCATCTCACTAATACGGGTGGGCGCTTATGCAGGGTAACTGCAAATTTTTCCTCAATGGCAAGTTGCATTTTGTCGATGTACTTATCGACCATTTCATGCATGAACGGGTTGATCCGTTTAAGAATCGCCCCACTGCACATGCGGTCCCACCAGTAGGACGCATCATAGATGCAAACACCGTTCTCGTCGTATTCAGTTTCTCTGGGATTTTCCCATTCAGAAATGTGCGGAGCGAAGGCGTTCATGTGTTCAAGATCAATTTTATCAATAAAGTCTCGAATGACCAAGATGTTGTCTTTGGAGGAACCGAAATGACCCGGCTCTACAAGCGATTTCTCTTCCACATCAGAGACATTACCAGAATTCTACTCTGCTAGGAAGGCATCAATGTCTTTGCAGATGGCGTCCAGCGAAGCCCTGATCCCACGCCGCTGCAATTCCGACGGCCATCGTCCAAGTTTCTCCTCCCCGTCCGACCACCACGGAGCAGGTTTGCCCAACTGGTCCCTTTCCCCCAACAAAAAACTGCTGGTGTACCGACGCACCCTATGTCCAGTACGATCCACTAAAAACTTGTCAAAGTTCCCCTGAAGAGGGGAAAACCCCGGCTTACTGTAATCAATCTCTTGCTTCTCCGTCGCCCACGGACTCGTTTCGTAATGGTACGGCAAATTGTTTTCGTCGCGTTCCACATGGACGGCTCCAGTCATATACAACCAAAAGTCATGTGGCTCTTGTTCGTATTGAGCACCGGGAACCCATTCGGGATCATAGGTGTGCTTATCGAATCGACCTTTTGTCAACTCGGAAAACTGATACTCAACACCAAAATTGTCACGGGCATACTTTTCTGCTACCTGCCCCGGCGTTAGATCCAACCCCTTATTTTTGGCATATGTGTCCAGTCCCTCAGCGAATTCGGGATATCCGTGGCAGGTGAAATCGTCAACCACGATTGCTTGAATGTTGAAGTCCGACTCATTCGCATACCGTTCATGCAGTTCCTGTAAGACGGTGTGTTGGGGAATGTTTCCGCAGCCCGCTGCACAATTGAAAAGGAGAGTCACCTTTCCGTTGTACTCACTCAGGATGTCACCATTGGAGCCATCGGGAGAACCAATTCTGAAATCGTATGCACACTTTTCAGTGGTGCCGGGTTCTTCCGTTTGTGGAATTAATTCTGAAAGATCAATAGTGTCCGTCGGGAGCAACCCGCCAATTCCATCCGCATGGTAGCGCGTCCCATCGTTGACGAGTCCAGTGGTGATGGGAGGATACTGACCCTCCGCATCGGGATCGTAAGCAGGATTTGGAACGTATTTAGCCATGCTTCTATTTGAAAGACGGCGGGAAGTAGGGTGGGAAGAACGGTGGGAAGAACGGTGGGAAATGCGGTGGGAAGAACGGTGGGAAGAACGGTGGGAAATGCGGTGGGAAATGCGGCGGGAAATGAGGCGGAAAGAATGGAGGGAAGAACGGTGGAAAGAATGGAGGGAAGAACGGTGGAAAGAACGGTGGAAAGAACGGTGGAAAGAACGGAGGGAAATAAGGAGGAAAATAAGGCGGAAAATAGGGGCTGTGATAAACATAGTCAACATCTTCCTTCAGCGGATAGACAGTTCCCGCAGAAGGAGTTTGACTTGCAACCTTATTTAAATTGCCGCTGCCAATAGAACCGGTTGAGTCATCAATGTTCTGTGTTGTTACAGTCCCTACATCGAACCCAGCCGCGGCAATCTGAGTATTCGCATCGGTGTAGGTTTGCCCGACAACGTCAGGGACATCGTCCTTGCGGGGTCCAGTTCTACCCTCTTGTCGTGATGCCATGGTTACGCCTCAAGGTCTCCAACAAGGAGCCATTCGTCTGTGGCCATCTTAATACAAGTAACTGACGAATACCGGTCTCGTAGTTTAAAACCGGGCGTTCTGGAAAGGGTAACCCCACTACCAGCGACCATAGTCAGTTCACCATCCCCCCATTGCACAACTTGGATTTGTGTTCCTATAACGAAAGGAACACTGCTATTAGGTGGCACCGTGCAAGTCGATGCTGAAGCATTGTACATAGTTATCAACTTGCCCCTATCACCAGCAACCAACGTATAGGCGGTACCTGTCTGGGCATTAATGTCAATGTCGTACAGGATGTTGCCAGCAATATCCAGAGCAGTACCGTCAAGGACTGCAACTTCGGTACCGGCAATATCAAACCTGATCTTGTCCTCATCTGCGGATTCTTCAACCTGAATCTTCGTATCGCCGTCAGCATCAGAAACAGAGTCGCTGCTAAGAGCACCAAGACCGGTGTCCACATAGGCGGTGGTAGCCAGTTTCGTAGAAGCATCACTCTGCGTCTGCGTAGTGGCAGTGGCTCCGTCCGTTATGCTTCCACCGATTGTCAGATCGCCCACCGTGGCGACTACACCAGCGGCACTAATGGTCATGCGTTCTGTGCCCGCCGTATCGAAGCGAATTATGTCCTCATCAGCGGATTCTTCAACTTGAATCTTCGTGTCACCATCAGCATCCGTAACGGAGTCGCTGCTAAGAGCGCCTAACTCTGTCTGAACGTAGGCCGTGGTAGCAATCTGGGTGGTATTTGTATCTGCCGCAGCAGTAGTAGAAGTCGGAACGCCAGTTAAAGCCGGTGAAGCGAGTGGAGCATAGGTACTAGTTGCTGTACTAGTTGTTAAGTAATCACCAATCTCCGTCATTACAAAGGCCGTAGTGGCCAACTGAGTCGTATTTGTATCTGCCGCAGCAGTCGGAGCAACAGGAACACCGGTAAGGGAGGGGGAGGCCAGCGGAGCATAAGTACTGCTTGCTGTGCTGGTTGTTAAATAGTCGCCAATCTCTGTCATCACAAATGCCGTAGTCGCTATTTGTGTGGTATTCGTATCTGCTGCCGCAGTAGGAGCAACCGGTGTACCAGTGAAAGTTGGAGAAGCCAAATAGGCGACAGTGCCAGTTGCATCTTGGAACGTGATCGTCCTGTCCGCCGTGGGATCAGTGATGGCAAAAGTTGTCTCATAATCGTCGGCAGTAGCACCTTCAAAGACAAGTGGGCTGGCACCAGCGATTGTTCCGCTAAACGTGGCAATGCCTGAAACTGTCAGATCGGTGGCTGCCAGAGAGGCAATCGTTCCAACACTCGTCAACGACGAGGCAACAACATTTGAACCAAGAGTCGTAGCGTTTAGAACAGAAACACCTGCAACATAAAAGGCTTTACCGGAAGCAAGATCGACATGTTCTGAGGAAGTCCACGCGTCGGTGGCGTTGACCCAGTTCCAAGTCTTATCGGTAGCACCCTTCAGAGTTAAACCACCGCCGTCAGCGGTAACGTCCGTCGGAGAGGCAACTGAACCGATTTCGATATTCTTGTCATCAACGGTGATCGTTGTAGAACTAATCGTTGTTTCTGTTCCATTGACTGTCAGATCACCAGTGATTGTCACTGTGCCGTCGGCGGCAATGGTCATCCTCTCCGTGCCAGCGGTATCGAAGCGAATGATGTCTTCGTCGGCTGATTCCTCAACCTGAATCTTCGTATCGCCATCAGCGTCAGTGATTGAATCACTGCTCAAAGCACCAAGGCCGGTATCGACGTAAGCCGTAGTGGCTAGTTTCGTTGAGGCGTCGCTCGCTGATTGAGTCGTACCGGTAACACCGTCCGCTAGGGCTTG